ACCTGGCAGGGCAAAGTATGACATATTCAGAATTAAAGACAGCAATAGCAAATTATCTAAATAGATCAGATTTAACATCTGATATTGATACATTTATAGACAACACAGAAGCAGAACTTAACAGAAGGTTAAGAACTAAAGACATGATTAAAAGAGCAACTGCTACTGCTGACTCACAATATTTAACAGTTCCAACAGATTGGTTAGAAGCAATTAATGTAGAAATTACAGCAAACAACTTTAGTCCTTTATTCCAACAATCTATAGAATCAATGGACGTTTATAGAAAAGCAAATAATAATTCTTCTGGTCAACCCGTTTATTATGCAATGGTAGATGATTCAATAGAATTAGCACCAACTCCTGACAGTTCTTATACCCTACAACTTACTTACTATGCTAAAATATCTGCATTGAGTGATTCAAATACAAGTAACTTTGTATCTGCATCACATCCAGATGTGTATTTATATGGTGCATTAAAACACGCTTCTATTTATTTAATGGAAGATGAAAGAATACCAATGTTTACTCAACAATTTGAAAAAGCGTTGGAAGAAATGCGATTAGAACAAGAAAAATCTGCATTTGGTAAGGGATCTCTCATGATGAGAAGAAGAACCTACGGAAAAAAACAAAAAAGAAATTATTACTACGGTAATTAATATAGGAGAATAGAATGGCTGGATTTACAGATTATTTAGAAAACAAAGTATTACTTCATGTGTTTGGTGGTACTGCTTATACTGCACCATCAACTTTATATGTTGGATTATTTACAGCAGCACCATCTGATACAGGTGGCGGTACTGAATGTTCTGGTGGCTCTTATGCTCGTAAGAGTATGCCTGACATGACAGTAAGTGGAACTTCACCTACACAAGCAACCAACGGAGCAGCAGTTGAATTTGTAACTGCTACTGGCGCATGGGGAACTGTAACGCATTGTGGAGTATTTGATGCTGCTACTAGTGGTAATCTATTAGGTTGGGCAGCACTAACTGCATCTAAAACTGTTGCAAGTGGAGATGTATTTAGATTTGATGCTGGCGATTTAGATATTACCCTAGCGTAACAACATGGCCACTATTGGCTATGGTCAACTTAATTACGGGATAGCCGATTACGGTACTCCTGAATATGAGTTTGCAGCCGCAACCATAGCTCAAACATCTGGTTTTAGTGCAGCTGGTAGCCTTACGGTTAAAGCAGTTGCATCCATAGACCAAACCTCTGCATTTACATCTGCTGGAACAATAGTATTTCCAGCATCGGCTACGATTGCTCAAACAAGCGGTGTAACTGCAACCGCAGAAGTTATTAAACTAGGTTCTGCATCTATAGATCAAACATCTGGCTTTGCAGCTACAGGAAGGCAGATTGATAAAGGTGAAGCAACTATTGCACAAACCTCTGCATTTGCTGCAACAGGCGAAGTTGTAAAACTTGGCGCAGCATCTATAGATCAAACATCTGGTGTTAGTGCTACGGGAACAATCGTTCTTGATGGTGTTACATCAATAAACCAAACTACAGGCTTTACCGCAGCTGGTGTGCGTATAGCTTTAGGTCAGGCATCTATTGACCAAACATCAGGAATGACCGCTACACCAGAGATGGTGTTAAACGGAACTGCCACTATTGCACAAGAAAGTGGCATGACTGGACTTGGCGGTCTTAAAATTACTGGTGCATCCACAATTGCACAAACAAGTGGTTTTTCTGCGATAGGTGGTTTAAAATGGAATGACCAGACTGTAGCAACAACTGACTATACACAACAAACACCAGCTACAACAACTTGGACAGATCAGTCCGCAACAAATACAGATTGGACTGATATAGCAGCATAAACAGGAATTATTATGGCAGATACATATACAACAAATTTAAACTTAACTAAACCAGAAGTAGGAGCATCTACTGATACTTGGGGAACAAAACTTAATGCAGACTTAGATACTTTAGATGCAATTTTTAGTTCTTCTGGAACAGCTGTATCTTTAGGAGCAGTAACTATTGGTGGGAATCTTTCAGTTAATGGCGGAACAATAAAACTAGATGGCAACTATCCAACTGGTACAGGTAATGTAGCTTTAGGTGATACAGCACTTGATAGTGTTGCAGCTGATGGAAATTATAATACAGCTATAGGAAGAAATGCTTTAACAGCAACTACAACTGGTGATTTAAATACTGGATTAGGTAACAAAGCGTTAGCAGCAAATACTACAGGAACATCAAATGTAGCTTTGGGTGCTAATGCCTTACAAACAGCAACTACAGCAGATAACAATACCGCAGTTGGTTCTCAATCTTTAATGGTAACAACAGGCGCAAACAACACAGGGGTTGGTGGTAATGTTTTAACAGCTAATACTACAGGACATGATAATACTGCAATTGGTATGGATGCTGGTAAAGCTATAACAACTGGTGAAGAAAATGTAATAGTCGGTCATAAAGCTGGTGATGCTTTAACAGATGCAGATTATAATGTTGCTGTAGGTAGAAGTTCTTTAACCTCAGATACACTAGGAAGCAAAACAACAGCTATAGGACATGGCACATTAAACACACAAAACTTTACGAGTGCTACAGATTCACATAATGTTGCTGTTGGTTATAACGCAATGGCTTTATTGACAACAGGAACAGATAATGTAGCTGTAGGTTCTTTAGCTTTAGACACTGCTACTACTGCTTCTGGTTGTACAATTGTAGGTAAAGGAGCTGGAACTGCAATTACCACAGGTGGAGATAACACAGGTATTGGTAAACAAGCTTTAGAAAATACAACTACAGGTTCTTCTAATACTGCTGTTGGTAAAGATGCCCTAGAAGCAAATACCACAGCATCTAACAATACTGCAATAGGTTTTAAAAGTTTAGAAGCAAACACTACAGGCTCTCCAAATACCGCAGTAGGTGGTCAAGCTTTAGATGCTAATACAACAGGCTCTAACAATACTGGTATCGGTTATGCAGCTTTAGGAGCAAACACAACTGCATCTAATAATACTGCTTTAGGACATCAGGCATTAAGAGATAATGTAACAGGTGCAGACAATATCGCAGTTGGTTATCAGGCTCTTGTTAATAATACCGCTTCAAATAACACCGCAGTCGGTAGGTCAGCACTTGTAGCAAACACAACAGGTTCCGATAATAACGCTTTTGGTTATGGTGCATTACAAGCTAATACTACAGGTACGGATAATACAGCTTTAGCAAAACAAGCATTATTTAGCAATACAACTGGTTCATATAACACGGCAGTCGGAGATAGAGCTTTACAAGCAAATACAACAGCAGATAACAACACGGCAGTTGGTAAAGATGCTTTATATGCAAATACAACAGGTGATATGAATGTAGCTATTGGTGGCAATGCATTAAAATCTAATACAGTAGGAGATAGAGCAATATCTATTGGTTACAATTCTTTACAAGCACAAGCACCTTCCTCAAATACAGATACTTATAATGTAGCTATTGGATTAAATGCAATGTTTGCTACTACAACAGGTACTACTAACGTAGCTGTAGGTGGGTTATCTTTAGATTCTAATACAACAGGTAGTTCAAATACAGCTATAGGAACATCTGCATTAAGTGCTACAACAACGGCATCATCAAATACAGCAGTTGGTAAAGCTTCTGGTGAAAACATGACAACTGGTGCGCACAATACGGTAGTTGGTTCTTCTGCTGGCGATAACATAACTACGGCAGGTTTTTGTACTTTAATTGGTTCTAATATTGATGCAGGTAATGCAACAGACTCTAACGCAAATGGATTAGGTTATGGTCTTTCTGCTGTCGGTGGTTATACAACTATTGGAATAGCTAGTTCAGATATAAGAGCGCAAAATGGTGTAGCAACTTGGGCAACTGTTTCTGATAGAAGAGTTAAAAAAGATATTGAAGACTCAACAGCAGGATTAAGTTTTATAAATGATTTAAGACCTAGAACTTTTAACTATAAAAACAAAGGTGATTTACCAGAAGAATTTAATGGCTATGAAAAAGATTCAACAGAACCTTATAAATTTTCTGACACTAATCATGGTTTTATAGCACAAGAAATAAAAGAAACTATAGACAATCACCCTGAAATTAAAGATGGATTTAAAATGTGGAATGTAATGGAAAGTGGACAACAAGAAGTTGCTGAAGCTGCTCTTATACCTATGTTAGTAAAATCAATACAAGAACTGTCTACGCAAGTAGATGAATTAAAAGCTAAATTAAATAAAGGAGAATAATATGGCACAAACAGTAGCAGAATGTTTAACAGCAGGAATTGATAGCGTAACAGTAATTGATGACATTAAGACTAATGGTAATAAATCAATATACGCAGGCGGTACAATTGATAATAGCGGAAACGCTGTAGCAGGAACTTGGACACAAGCTGAAATAAATGCGTGGGTTCAAAAAAATGTAGATCATTTAGAAACTATCTTGCTTTATAAACCAGTAGATAGTGATGATAACACACCAAATATTGTTGATTCTAGCAATAGCAAAAAGGGTACTTGCAATACAGCTATTGCTACTGGTAAAGCATATATAACATCAAATAGTTAAAATGGCCCTTTTGCCTGTAACTCCTCCAGCTGGCATAGTCAAAAATGGTACTGATTATGCAAACAAAGGTCGTTGGGTTGACAGCGACTTAGTGCGTTTTCAGAATGGTTATTTACGACCTTTAGGCGGTTGGGAAAAAATCAGGAACACAGCATTAACAGGTACGCCAACAGGTATGTTTGCCTACATTACTAATTCTGGTAAAAAAGTTTTAGCAGTAGGAACAAGACAAAAAATTTATGTTAACCATGATGGTAATTGGTACGATGTAACACCATCAGGTTTTGTTACAGATGCTTCAACCGATCCTCTTGGATATGGTGCATACAATTACAATGTAGAAGATTACGGTGATGCTCGTTCTCAATCAGGTTTATTCTTTGATTCTAAATCTTGGTCATTTGCTAACTGGGGTGAAGATTTATTATTTTGTTGTGCAAGTGATGGCAAGATTTATAAATGGTCGCCTTCAGCACCATCTACAATAGGCGCGCAACTTACAAATTCTCCTACTGGTTGTTCTGGTGTTTTAGTAACCAATGAACGCCATGTCGTAGCTTTAGGAGCAGGCGGAGATCCAAGAAAGGTGCAATGGTCATCAAGAGAAGCAAACACAACATGGACTGCCGCAGCAACTAATACAGCTGGTGACTTACAAATACCAACAGGCGGAAGAATACTAAGTGCAGTTAAATGGCAAACAGATGTAATTATTTTTACAGATACAGGTATTGCAAGAATGTATTACACAGGCTCTCCTTTTATATACGGCATACAAGATGCTGGTACTAATTGCAAAGCTGCAAGTTCAAGAACTATTGTTACTGCTGGTAACTTTTTAGCATGGATGGGTGAACACTCCTTCTTTGTATTTGATGGTTCAGTAAAAGAAATTAGATGCGATGTAAGCGACCACATATTTGACAATATTGAATATCAATATAGGCGTGTTGCTTGCGGTGGTCACAACTCTAACTTTAATGAAATAATTTGGTTTTATCCGCAAGGCGATTCACAAAAAACACCAAACAAATATGTGATTTGGAACTACATTGACAATGTATGGAGTATTGGTTCTATGGATAGAGGTTGCTGGATAGACCAAGGTGTATTTGATTTTCCAATAGCGTGCGATAGTTTAGGCAATGTGTATCAACATGAAAGCACAACATTAAGTAATTCAGAAAACTTAGGTACAGCAGTTCCTTACGCAACATCAGGGCCAATAGAGATTGGCAATGGCGACAATTATGTGCAATGTAACCAAATACTACCAGATGAAGAAGCAAACACCTTACCAGGCGTTACAATTAGTTTTAAGGGCAGATTTACACCACTAGGAAGTGAAACAGACTTTGGTAGCTTTACATTTGAGAACGATGGCTACACGGATGCAAGGTTTACAGCAAGACAAGTACAGATGACTGTAACAGGATCAACCGCACAAACATTTCAAGTTG